ATAAGCGAATGGAAAGCGGGCGGTTTGCTAAATCGTTGCTGGTAGCACAGTTGTGGGTTCGAGTCCCATGTATTCCGTTCACGTATCGTTTCAGAGTATCTTCTTTTACTGATAATGATGTTGATGCGTGCGTCATTCACTAAGCCGACTACTTTTAACTAAGTGGCCGGCTTTTTGTGTGCAATATTTTTAAATCAATTAGGAGCACTTATGTAATGGGTGTATATGATCCAGGTTATCGCCGATTAGAGAATGAAATAATTGGTAAGATGGCTAACAAACAGAAAGCTAAGGATAAGCCGAAAAGCGTGAAGGTGAATAAGGATGTAAAGTCACGCCGTCCCAAAACACAAGTAGCACGTTATTAGGTAATACAACGTGTGAAAGGTGGTGGAGTGAGTGGCAAGGCAAAGGAATCCAAAGCGTGACGAAGCTCGTGAGATATGGGAACAAGATAAATCACGATCGTTGAAAAGCATTGCTGATGAACTCGGTATCACTGGAAGCACGATTAGAAAGTGGAAGTCAGAAGATGACTGGGAACAGTTGGAAGCTGACGATAACACACCAGTTAAAAAGAGCGCTCCAAAAAAGAACGCAACCAAAAGGAGCGCTCCGATTGAAACAGAGCGCTCCGATACTGTGGCTGATGTGATGGAGTTGCAACAGATGATCGGACTGACTGAACGTCAAAGACGGTTTGCTGACGCTTATATCGAGACCGACAACCAGACGGAAGCTGCTAGGCGTGCGGGTTATTCTAGTCCATCAGTTGCTGGATCTCGTCTGCTAAGGAATGTTAACGTGGCTCATTACCTGAATGAACGACTGTATAACATCAATTCGGGCGATATTATGAGTGCTGATGAGGTCATGCGTCGATTGAGTGCGATTGGTCGTGGGGTCATTACTGAAACCGTGGTGGTTAGTACGCCAGTTGGTGCTGAATCAATTGAAAAGCCTGCTGACTTCAAAACACAGATAGCAGCAATGAAAGAAATCTTACGACGCTATCCTAATAACGATATGTTGTTGATGGCACAAGTAAGACGCGCAGCTGCTGAAGCATTGATAGCTGAAACAAAGGCTGAACGCTTGAACGCTGACCAAACGGATAACGAGCAAACAATGACTACTATTATGGACGCACTGACGGAGGCGGCAGATAATGACCAATAAGTTAACACTTAAAAATGCCTATACTGCCAAGCAAAGAGAAGCGCTGAACATTGCCATGGGTGGTGATTTCCGTACGCTTATTCTTGATGGTGCTGTTCGTACTGGTAAGACGGTCGTCAATAACGATGCATTCGTGTATGACGTTTTGCGAGTTAGTCGGTTGCCTGAAAAAGTGCGTGGTCGTCGTCCGCAATATATCTTGGCTGGTTATTCAAGTTCAACGTTGCAAAATAACGTGATCACTGAACTAACTAACAAGTATGGTTGGGAGCCTCATTTTGACCGTAACGGTAACTTCATGCTGTTTGGTGTGAAAATCGTTGTGACATTTACCAATACGGAACGTGGTGTAGGTGCTATTCGTGGTATGACGGCGTTTGGCGCTTATATCAACGAGGCGTCATTGGCTAATCGCTCCGTATTCGATGAAATTCTATCTCGTGTTTCAAAGCCGGGTGCGCATATCTTCCTAGATACCAACCCTGATTCGCCAACGCATTGGCTGAAGAAGGAATATATCGACAATCCGAACAAAGAAGCTCGCATTAAACGGGTTCATTTCGTCCTTGATGATAATACGTTCTTATCTGACGACTATATCAGTGCCCTAAAAGCGGAAACGCCATCGGGGATGTACTATGATCGCAAGATTTTGGGCCTGTGGGTTAACGGTGAAGGTGCCGTCTATCGTGATTTTGACGAAAAGAAGCATTTCATCAGCGAAGATGACGTGCCAAACATCAGCAATTACTTCGCTGGGGTTGACTGGGGTTATGAACACGCTGGCGTTATCCAGATTTGGGGTATGACCAACGATAAGACGGTGTATCTTGTTGATGAGGTATCGGCGCAGCATAAAGAGATTGATTATTGGGTGGGTGTTGCTAAGTCGTTTAAACGCCAATACGGTGACATCACATTTTGGGCTGATTCGGCACGACCTGAACACGTTGCCCGGTTCATCCGTGAAGATTTGAATGCCATTAATGCTGACAAGCGAATTCTGAAAGGTGTTGAAGATGTATCGACGCTAATTAAGAAGAATAAGCTGTTTGTGGTAAGAGATAAGGCGCATGAATTTGCGTCCGAAGTGTTTGATTATGTTTGGGATGATAAAAAGGGCGTTCCGGTTAAGGACAATGACCACAGTATGGACGCTATGCGATATGCCATTCATAACGAACTGGATGAAGTGAACGAGATTGATGTTTATAGCGGTTATTAAGCCAAGAAAGGAGTATAACTCATGCAATTAATTTCCCCATCAAATTCAAGCGGCACGATTGACGATAATGGCGTGTTTTATTACTCACAACCAACTACTAATGCTGGCGAGTATGGTATTCGTCCGGGTGACTTGCTGAATTTCATTTGGTATCACTCACAACATCTACAATCACGTTATTACAAGTTACGCCGTTACTACCGTGGACATCACGATATTATCGACAAAGACAACAAGAAGCAGGGCCGACCTGATTCAAGAATTGTTGTTAATTATCCCGCTGAATTGGTTAATAATTCGGTGGGATATTTTGTTGGGACACCGGCAAAGATTGATTACATTGACCAAGATGGTGCTGTTAACAAAGAATTTGATAGCAAGGTCACTGAATTCATACGAATGAACAATTTTGATGACAAGTTGGTTGAACTTGCTAAGCAGGTTGATATTTACGGACGATCACATTTGTTGATTTATCAAAATGAAGATAAGGAAACTCGTGTGGCAACGCTTGACCCGCTTCATGCTTTCGTTATTTACGATGACAGTATCGAACCTAAGCCACTGTTTGCGGTCTATTACCGTACAACGGCGGTGTTTGGGTCAGATAATGAGTCCATTACAACTGGTGAAGTAGAAGGAACGCTATACACACGCAATGAATCGATTAATTTCATCGGTTCTAGTCAAGGTGTCGATATAGCGTTTGATGAACCAGAAATGAACCAATTTGGTGATGTGCAAATTATTGAAGCTGTTGCCAATGATGAACGCAAGGGTGTGTTTGAAGATGTTATCTCAATCATTGATGCAGTTGATGAGGCAATGAGTGCCAAAGCGAATGACATTAACTATTTCAGTAATGCCATTCTTAAGGTGATTAACGCCACAATGGACCAAGACAAGGTAGATGATATGCTGGATAACCACTTCATCAACATTAAGCGAGTTGCTAACGGTGAAGCGCCAATCATTGAGTTCGTGGATAAGCCGGACGCTGATGGTGTGCAAGAACGTTTCTTGGATCGTGCAGTTGATTTCATCTACACCAAAGCCATGGTTGCTAATTTCAATGATGATGTGTTTGGAACGGCTTCCGGTACGGCCCTTGAATTCAAGTTACAAGCCATGAGCAATAACGCCTCAATGAAGGCCCGCAAGTTTACCAGCGTTATTCGTAAGTTGTTTAAGTTGGGATTTACTGCTGGTGCGACGTTACCAATCGAGGGGAACATTCGTGACTTGTCTATCAAGTTCACCAAGACGGTGCCACATAACATTGCTGATGAAATTAACACGGCAGTTAGTGGCTTTAACAGTGGATTATTGGACCACCGAACGGCATTGAGTTTAGTTTCTAGCGTGGAAGACCCGGAACAAGTGTTAGATGCCTTGAAACGTGAGAAAGAAGCAACATCAAGCAACGCAATGGATAATCTATTACAGAGTGCTAGTGGTGATTTCGCTGACCAATTAGGTAATGCAATGCTAAAGGTAAACGCTCAAACCGTTCAAAATAGCGACCCGACAAGTGGTGGTGATGACTTAGCAAAGCAGAAAGAAGATGCTAATGCGGGAACTAAGTGATAAAGTCCATATGCTGGCAACGATGAAGCATGATTATGACATCAATGTCCGATTAGAACGTGATGCTGATAAACATACCGACCGAATGAGCGCTGAATTTAGCGCTTTTTTTGTTGGTCATAGCAAAGATGATCATATCGATAAGAATATCTTGCGTAAGTCGCCAAATTCTAGTGACCTAACACGATTAAAGAAGTTAGCGGCACAATTACCCAAGCAGTTAGAAACTGACGCTAAACGGCGCAAAATGGCTTATTTGAGCATGGGTGTTTCTGACATGGAGATGTATGTGCAGTCGTTGGTCGGGCTGTTGATGTTGCCCATGGCGATTGATAGCCTCAACCTGATGGAAAAGACGCTGCATGATGAATTCACTCATGAGTACAAGCGTCAAGCTGATGATTTGGGGATGAAGAACAAGCTGCCTGTTGATAAGGTGAATGAATTATCTCATAAGTCGTTTGATAGTAAAACGCCACAGAAAGCATTCTGGACGTCATTCGATAAGTCACTGGCTAATTTATCAGTTGAGCTAATCAGAGCTATCCAGCAGGGTGTAAGTTCGCAAGAATGGGCAATCATCACAGGAGGTAAGTAGTCATGAACGAAGATGAGTACGAAAACTACACCGATGATGATTACCTTGCTGAATTACGGGCCTATGTTGAAGCATCTAAGAAGGAACATGAGCAGGATGAAAAAGAACGCCGTGACCAGTTAGCTGGAATGGTTGCTGGTTTCCTTGGTGTTTGGTGGTATATGCGGGCATTTAGTGCTGTGACATCTCGTAATATTCGAACTTATGCAGCAGTTGCTGACCGTGAAGCCAAGACTCAGGCATGGCAAGACAGCGGCAATTCAAAGCAAAAGGTTCGCATTATTAATGAATTTGGTCCATGTAGTCTTATATGTGCGCCGTACGTTGGTAAAGTCTACTCGCTAGATGAGGCGGAATCATTGGTGCCGTTCCATTACAACTGCCGGTGTACATTTGTCATGGTTGAGAGTAGTGAATCAGTAGTTAATCTAATAGCCAGTGCCACAACTACACTTACCAAGTCTGATGAAACAAAAGAAAAGCAACAACGAGAAGATGATGAAAAGCGTTTATCAGAAATGATTAGACTAGGTGATCTATCTCCGTTGACAACAGTTGAGGACTATTCGGTAATGCGAAATGATTTGAACGATAGTCTGATTGGGTTACAAACTGCCGATGGTCGAATTGTTAAAGAATTTTCAAAGCACTTTATCGACAGAATGATAGGTGGTGGTTGGCAGAATAAAAAGACTACGCCTTGGATTGGACGTCGTTCTGGTGTTACAATTAAGGAAGCTATTCAGGTTTTGCAACAAGGTGAAGTCATTAATGATAAGTACGATAAGAACCAAGTTCATTATTTGATTGATGGTGTTGCGCAAATATCATTCAATACAGAATCTAATCGATTAATACAAATTAATCCTAAGTAGAAAGGAGATCTAATATGTTTTTTGAAATTCCTAAAGATGATTATGATTTTTTAAATTCGGTAAGCACCACATTATTTGATGGTGTGAAGAATGTAGTTGTCAATGGCGATAACGTAAAAATTGATTTTGAAGATGAAAAGCAGTTATCTCAATTTCAAGTAGACATGTCAGGTGCTCAGATTTACTTTGGAATGACACCAGATGATGAACTGACGGGAATTGGTCGACGAATGCAAGACATTTACGATCAATATTTTGTAACCCGTGCAAGATAGATTAAAAAACGCTTAGTCAGATCGACTAGGCGTTTTTATTATGCCCAAAACACACTTATGGCTCTAAAAGGTGGGTGGAATCTAACGCTGACGAGCGATAAACGGACGGTGATTGACATGGCAGAAGAACCAAATGTAACGCAAGAAAACGGAACAGTTGATGGTAGCAACCAACCCGACGGTCAAGAACCTACGGGTAATGGTGAAGTGACGTTTACGCCTGAACAACAGGAAAAGCTGAACGAAATTATCAATAAGACTGTTGCCAAAGAGCGTAAAAATGCAATTTCACAAGATGATCTAGCCCAGATTATTACTGATGAGCGCACAAAGTGGCAGGCAGAGCAAGAAGAAGCTGCTAAGGTAGCCAAGATGAGCGAGACGCAAAAGCAACAGTATGAAGCTAAGCAACGAGCCGAGGAATTAGCCCAAGCCCGTGCCGAAGCTGAATCACTACGCAATGAGCTAACTCGTAACACGATGACTGCTGAAGCGTCTAAGATGTTGGCTGAGAAGGGTGTAACGCCTGATGAGCGAACATTGGGTTTCGTTGTTCGTGATACGGCTGATGAAACAACTAAGGCTATTGAAGATTTCACTGACTTGGTGAATTCAAAAGCTGAAGCATTGCGACAAAATACGTTGACGGGCAAGACACCTTCTAACCGAGGCTCTCAATCGTTCAAGACGTATTCAAAGGCTGATTTCATGAAGCTGCCTGTTGGCGAACAAATGGCATTCAAGCGAAACAATCCTGAAGCCTATGCGCAAATTATCGGACGTTAATTGTAAGTTTTTGATGAATAGGAGAGTTTAACATGGCGGATAAAGCTACTATGATGGCAGATACCATTGATCCAGAGGTATTGGCAGAGATTGTTCAATATACGTTGAACGAGAAGATTTCATTCGTGCCCCTTGTTGATGTTGATACAACATTGCAAGGTCAACCGGGTGATACATTGACGTTCCCATACTGGAAGTACATGGGTGATGCTACTGATATTACTGAAGGTGATGAGATTGATACTGACAATATCCAAGCGGATAAGAAGTCAGTCAAGATTAAGGCTATTGGGAAGGGATTTGCAGTTACTGATTGGGCTGTTAATTCTGGTTATGGTGATCCATACGGTGAAGGTGCCCGTCAACTTGGTTTGGCAATGGCCAACAAGATGGATAATGACGTGCTTGCAGCATTGAAGCAAGCGAATTTGACGGTGGATGTTGACCCAACCGTTGATGGATTGACTGCTGCAACAGATATCTTCAACGATGAAGATGATGAGCCAATCACTTTGGTTGCGTCTCCAAAGGCTGTATCAATGTTGCGTTTAGATACACAACACAACTTTATCAAGGGTTCTGAAATGGGCGCTAATGCATTGATGACTGGTATTTACGGGTCGATTGACGGTGTACAAATTGTTCGTTCTCGCAAGTTGAAGGGCGGAGAAGCCTTTTTGGTTAAGCCACACGCTTTGAAGTTGTTGGTCAAGAAGGATGCTTCTGTGGAAGTTCACCGTCAACCATCACGTTTACGCACGCAATTGTTTGGTAACTCATTCTACGCACCATACTTGTACGACGACACTAAGGCAATTGCCGTGACGTTCAACAACGTACCAGTTGTCGCAACGCCATTGCGTGACCAAGATCAACCAATCACTGATGACAGTGAAGATGATGGCTCTGGGACCGGAACAGATAACGGAACAACGCCAGACACTGGTGACGGAACAGCGAGTAACTGAAGCAACTGATGTTTCAGAAGAACAAGATGTTCAATTACTAGATAAGCCGACTGCAAACGACACGGTAGCGACAATCAAGGCTTGGCTAGACCAAGAAAACATTGATTATCCTAGTTCAGCTAATAAGGCTGATTTAGTCGCTTTGCTTGGTGAGTAAAGGAGGTGACATAGATGGATAAGCCAACTAGTAGCAATACAGTTGCTGAAATTAAGGCTTGGTTGGATGCGCAAGGAATTGATTATTCCAACACAGCCACTAAGTCAGAGCTATTGGCATTAATTCCTGATGATGAGGAACCAACTGATACTGAACCCGATACGGGGGATGAAACACCAGTTGATGATTCCGAACCAACAGAAGAAGTGCCTGATAATTCAGATGACGGGTCAAGTGATACTGATACTCCAGTAGAAACAGACCCAGAACCCGAACCTGAAACGCCAGTATATGAACCCGCTCCATGGGAAAAGATGCTGACGCCAGATCCAGAACCAATCGTCACACAACCAGCCGGACCCACGTACACTGTACAACCGGGCGAGACGCTTACGATGATTGCCAACAAGCTTATGATGAGTGTTGCTAAGTTGAAGAAGCTTAATGGATTGACGGTGGATGTTGTTCCTGCTGGACGAGTTCTAAAGCTGGCCTAGGTGTTTGATATGGTTGATATCGATAAGGTAATTGAGCGTATCAAGCGCAATACATCATTAACTGATGATGCTTTACTACAAGAATTAGCCAATGATGCTGTTGAAAGTGCGACTGCTGACGGTTTTAGCGGTGCTAAATTAGTGATTGCTGCTGGGTGGTTAGGGTCACATATGGCCTCAATCATTTCAGGGGGAAACAGCAACATTAAGAAGCAAGCGTTGGGGCCGATGTCGATTGAGTATCAAGTAAGCGCCGGTCAATCGACATATCTTGATGAGTATGAGCGTATGTTGATGTTGCTAGACGGTAGTTATAATCACATTAATTTCTATTAGCGGTGGTGAAAGCCATGGAAATTAGTTTTAACACCAAAATAACTAGCAATATTGATGAACTTGATGCTGCTATTGCTCGATTAGAAGCATTAGATGGCCGGAAAGCAGAAGCGGGTATCTTTGGCGGCTTTGCTGAAGAGAAAGCCATGTGGCAAGAATACGGGACGTCTCGGGGAATACCGGCACGCCCTTTTTTGCGTAATACCATGTACGAACAAAGCGCTAAGTGGACCAAGGAAGTTGGTAAAGACGTTGTAGCCGTTTTCAATGGCAAGATGTCACCCAATAGCGTTGCTTTCAAGGTGGGTTCATTAATGGCCAAAGATATTCGCAAGACGATTGACGCTGGTAATTTCGCGCCATTGTCACCGGCTACTGTTGCTAAAAAAGGTAATAGCAAGCCATTGGTTGATACGGGTGATATGTATAACGCAATCAGGCACAAGGAGAGTTAATTATGGCATTTAATCTAGATATGAAGCCGTTGATTGACCTGTTCGGGTCTGATTTGACGGTATATGAAGATACGGGTAGTGGTGATGGTGAATGGATTGATGGACTTTGGGTAAAGGATGATGATCCACAGGGAACGGATTTGTTTGAACCATTCACGACATTCAATATCTATTCGACTTTGCTTAGTGGCCAGTTAATGCCAACTGAATTTGGTGAGAGTGAATCAGATAAGGCTTACTGGTTTTCATTGGGACAATATCCAATTGGTACGGTGGTTGTTCACAATGGCAAGCGATATCGAGTGACGAATATTCAAGATTACAGTGATTATTCAAATGTCATTATGTATGAACTAGGAACGGAGAGTCCTAACAATGGCGAAATTTGAAGAAATTGGTAGTTTTGATTACCGGGTATTGAATCGAGTGTTTGCTCGGTTGCTGTATGACAAGTTGGAACTGGTGCTGATTGAGTCCAACGGTCATGGTCAGCAACCAGAAGCGCCGTTCGTATCATTCGACATCATCAGTCCGTACATTCCAATTGATGAGTATTTTGACGAAACGGATCAGGAAGCATTTGAAGCGGTGGTTAGTTTCACTGCTTTTGGATTGGATAAGAGCCAGACGCTACAAGTCACGCAAGCAATTCGCAAGACTTTAACGCAATTTGACACATCTTTAACGCTTAAAGCAAGCAATATTGTGTTAGTTGAGATGATGCCGACTAACGTCCGTTCAGTTCCTGAAACTGTTTTGGATAAACACATGGTTGGTTTTGATGCACGACTTCGATTGCGTGAGACATTCACAGATAAAACCGTGGAAACCATTGCAGAAGTCGAATTTAAGAAAGAATGAGGTTTAGCATGGCTAACGAAAACTTAGACGTTCATGTTATTTTGGACGTTTTGAACCCTGCCACACCCGTAAATTTGGGTAACTTGGCGGTGTTCGTAGTTGCTAACGACGATTCAGAATCGGGGACAACAACCCCAATTCAAGACGTTGTGTTGCATTCTGCTGATGATGTATCAAATCTTGGTTTGGATATTGATGCATCTACACAAGCAATTATCACGACCTTCTTTGCGCAAGACGGTCATGGGAATAGTTTGTACTTGTATGGTGTGGCTGGTTCTGTTAACCAATCAACAACAATGCAAAAGATTAATGATGTTATGTCTGATGGCTGGGAGTTCGCTACAATCGTTTCATCTTCTGCAAATGATTCCGTTGTATTGGCTAATGCCATCGAAACATACGGTCGCAAGTTCGCTGTGTTGGGCATGAAGACGGAAGCCGAAGAAGCAACCTATGAAGAAGTTGCCAGCATTGAAGATGCACCATTCTACGGCAACGAACGCACAATCGTGTTCTTGGCAAATGGTGCAGGCGATAAGAACGATCATTACAAGGCTATCGGAGCTTTGATTGGGGCTTTAGGAAACCGTCAACCAGGTTCGATTACTTGGAAGTTCAAGACGCTTAAGACGGTGACGCCATCTCAAATCAACGGTACAGCTTTGGCCAAGGCAACTGAATTGGGTATTAACCTATACGTTACCAAGGCTGGTGCTGACCAAACATCAGAAGGTATGACAACAGGATTGGAGTACATTGACAATTTGCACGCTGACGATTGGGTTCGTGCTGAAATTGAATCATCAATTCAAAACTTGTTGAAGAATACCGACAAGCTTACGTATGGAACGGAAGGTATTGCCCAACTTGAAGCGGCGGTAACGACTGTTTTGCGTACTGCTACGGATAATGACATTATTTTGGTTGACCCGGCTACTAACGCTGGTCAATTTACAGTAACAGCTGGTACTCGTGAGCAACAAGCACCTAGCGATGTAGCTGCTCGTAAATATGCTGGTTTGTCATTCACATATACTCGTGCCGGAGCTATCCATGATGTGACAGTTCACGGTACGATTGCGAACGTCTAGGAGGTGAATTAGATGGCAGATATTCCAGTATTTAATGCTAAGGACGTTGTTCTTACAGTTGATAACGTTGTTGTGAAGGGCTTCCAAGCTGGTGATATGATTTCTTACACGATTAAGGAAGATCGTGTACAAACAGAAGTTGACGCCCAAGGATTCCCATCAATTTCAATCAATAACAACCGTTTGGGTCAAATGACGGTGAACTTGTCAGGTAATTCACCTTCTCACAAGTTCTTGAATGGTTTGGCGAACTCAAACAAGGTTGTACCAATTGTTTTGAAGTCAGCAGATGAAAAGATTTCAGGAACGCAAGCAATTATCGCCAAGCCGGCTGATGGTCAATTTGGAATCCAAACGCCAAAGCGTACCTACACAATTGAAATTCTAGATATGGCTGTTGAAGCTCTCTAATTTGAGGGATCCAACGGCTTTTTTGGTGGCATGGGTTCGACTCCCATGTCATTACTTGTGGCTATTTGCCACGCAATCACAACAATGGGCCGGTGCCCGCATTTTTGGAGGAATTAAATCATGGCAGAAGTAGTAAACGAACAAGTTGTAGCAGCACAAACAGTTGAAGAAAATGCAGTTCTAACGACTGCGCCAGCCACACCTAAGAAGCCAGCATCAAAGTTTGGACGTCAAAAGACGGTAGAAATCAAGCGTCAAGACGGCGGCATTGATACTTACTTGTTGCAATATCCTGGTGTCCGCAAGGTTATGGAAATCATGGATAATTCAACCATGCCAAATGGCCAAATTGCTCGTTCAGCATACGGTGATCAATTGTTGCAAGAAGTTGTAGTGGATCCCGCTAACTTGACACTTGATGATTTTGATGAACGCGAGGGTATCAATGAATTGATTGATGCCGCTGATGAATTTCTTGGAGAAATCTGGGACTAATCAATATCTATCAACCGCTCTATTGGAAGCTGACCTTGATAAAGAATGGGCCTTTCGGTTCCCGGTTATTGAGGGAGTTGCAACCCAAGAAGAAGTTGATAAGGCCACGCTGATGGAATTGCAGTTCTTGAATGGTTTGGCCAGTCGTAAACAGGAATACTTTGCTGATGCCATTGCATACTCGCTGGCTAAGGTAATGTATCCCGATAACATATAGCAGAATTGGTGGTGTAAATATGGCAGGATATAGCACGATTATTGAGTCACGGTTGGAAGTTAGCGGTATTGACGAGATTAAGCGAGCTAGTTCAGCCATTAAAGAACTGAACGGCGCAGCTAAAGCATTGGGATCTAATAAGTTCTCTGAAATGGGAGCAGGTTTTGCAAAAGCGGAATCTGGTGCCAAAAAAGCAACTGACGCCTACAAAGTTCTAACCGACGCTGCTAAAACAGCAGGAGAAGCTTCTAAGCAAGGCGCTTCTGCTGGTACATATAGCAAGCAAGTTTCAGAAATTAATAAAGTTACTGAAGCGTACAAGAAACAAGAAGCAGCCGCAAAACAAGCAGTTGAGGCACAGAAAGCTAGCTTTGCTAAGGCTCAAACTTATGCGCAACAAGCACAAAAACAAAGCCAAGAACAAGCTAAGCAGCACGCTACTAACGTATCACTTGGTGCTGGTGGACCTACGTACTCGGCTACTGGTAAAAAGATTGGTAGCGGTATTAAAGAAGCAACCGCGGCTGTATCTGTTGGAATGATCGGCGCCCAAGTTGTAATGGGACTTGCTGAAAAAATCAAAGAGTCATTTGCTGAAGGTTACGAGTACACCAAAGAACAATCAGGTATGCAAGGTACTTGGAAAACGCTGGTAGCTGGTTCAGTTGATGAAGGTATTTCTAAAAAGCAAGCTGGAAGTTCTAAGCAAATTGTTGGAAATATTAACAAGCAATCAATCAGTTATGGGCGTAGCCTTGATTTAACTGATGAAGCTTATCAGCAAATGTATCACGCTACTGAAAGTTCAGGTAAAACCAAGCATATGGTTCAGTCTGAATTACGTATAGCTGACGCCATGAACTTGTCTGATGATCAGGCGAGCCACCTTATTACATTCGGTATTGGTCACGCTTTGGACCGTGGTCGAGTTAATGCTGCGCAATTGAATCAAATGTCAATGTATGCGCCAGCCATTACTGGAGCATTGTCACGAGCTTACATCGCGACAACTACTGGCAAAAAGATGGATGACATCTCTGTCAAAGAAGTTGATGAAGAAAAGAAGCAAATTCGTGACCAGATGAAGGGTGGCGAAATTAGCGCTGAAATGCTAAGCAAGGCCGTTAATTACTTAGGTGATACCAAGTTTAAGAACGCTGCTGAAAATGCCATGAGTACATTGCCTGGTATGACCCGTGCGGTTGAGAATGGTATTCCTCGTATGATGAGCGCATTCGAGAACTCATTTGCTAAGCCGTTAGAGAAGACCATGGGTGAGAAATTCCTAGGTTTGTCAAAGTGGTTTACGTCAGGTAAATCAAATAAGGCGGCTAATCAATTAGGAACAAACTTGGGGTTCATTACCAGTGATATTGCAAAGGCAGCCGGCATCATTGCACCGTATGCTAAGTCATTTGCCGACGGAACGTGGCAAGGACTTTCAGACGGATTGAAGTTCATCAAGGGTGCATTCAAGACAGCTCAAAACATTGTAACGGAAGTCGGCAAGGTAACTGGTTTAAATAAGTCAAACGGCGGCTTTAAAACGTTATTATCAGAAGCTGGTAAGTTCATTGGAATGGCTACAGCACTAGGGCTAACAATGAAAACATTACGTGGTGGTGCTAATTTGTTGGTTGACGGTGCTAAAGGTCTAACATCGCTGTTTTCGTTGAAGAATAAGGCTAAGCCTGACACGGTATTTGCTTCAGCAACTAACCGTTTTAGTGCAGCAGTTAATGAATTTGCTGCTAAAACGGGCGTTGGTGGAACCGGTGCTGGTATGACTGGTGTTGGCGGTGGGACCAAGAGCCCCAAATTTGCTACTCGTGCTGAAAGAATGGCCTATGAATCGGGTGGCATTTTTTCCCGTTCAGCAGCTAAAGGACGTTCTTTGGTAGGTGGAACTGATGAAGAAATTTCAAAAGCCACCACAAGAGCTGAACGCGCAGCATTAACAGCAGCGCCTGGTTTCTTTGCTAAAAGCACTGGAAAGTTACTTACTAAGTTTGGTGAAACTGGAATGAAAATTTCCGCCACTAAATTTGGTAGTGTTTTGTCTGGAATTAGTAAGGGGGGAAAGTTTTTCGGAAGAGGAATGCCATTGATTAATGGCGCTTTCGCCGCGGTCGATGTAGCCAACGCTATGAGTTCTACTCAAAAGAATACTCAAAAGCGCCATAAAGAAGTTGGTGGTGCAATCGGAGGTGGAGTCGGTGCCATTGCAGGAGGTGCAGCGTTATCATTCTTAGGGCCTCTAGGAATAATGGGTGGATCAATTGCTGGTGGATGGGCTGGAACGAAATTAGGCGAAATATTTGGTGGCATGACTGGTGGAAAGAGTGACGCCACCGTAAAGAAGGAGCAACAAGCGAAAGCCGACAAGAATGCTGCAAAAGTTGCCAATGCTCAAAACTATGCTGAAAACGTTCTTGCAAAAGAGAGTTTTGCTGATCAGATGAAGGCATACGGTTACGATAAGAAAAACGCCAATGAACTATACAGCCAAATTCAAAAGGGAACTAGTTCAAAGTCTAAAAAGAAACAAGTTTCGGCTGCTCACATGGAACAAGCGCTTGAAAATGGTGACGTTGCTGGAATGCTTAAGTATCAAGCCGAACTAAACAAGCAAAACGGTATTAAGCCTGGTCAAGAAAACGCCAACAATCGACCAAAGCCTAAGCCAAAAACTAAGCCCAAGCCTGTAGTTGGACCAAAACCACCTAAGGCAAGTAAGAAATCAGCAGACGCTAACTCTCCATTCGCAGCGATTAGGGCAAAGGCGAACACCAAATCTAAGCCAAAGGCAAAGAAAAAGACGATTGGACCTGAACCACCTAAAACTAAGAAGCCGATTATCGGACCAAAGAAACCCAAAGCCACTGGTGCAGGTAAAGATACTGGTTCAAAGATAAGTAAGTCAACCAAAAAAGCTGCTTCAGACACTAAGAAAGCAACTAATGAGATTAACAAGCTTAGAAAAGCAGAAGCAAAAGCAAAAGCAAAAGCTAACAATGTTAAACCAAGTTCTGCTAAAAAATTGTCTAAAACTATCAAACAATCTGCTTCTAGTTCTAAAGATAAGATGATTGGCCCTAAGTTAAGCAAATCAGCAAAGAAGGCGACTTCTGATGTTAATAAACTTACTAAAGCTAACAAAAACGTCAAGGGTCCAAAGGCTGATGGGATGGCTAAGTTTGCCAATGCCACTAAAAAGTCGACTAAGAAAGCTAGTGACGATGTAACAAAAGCATCTAAGAAGATTGGTAAGACTAAGTTAGTGCCCAAGTCATCAGCAAAGGATTTCAATAAGCTAAATAAGGATGCGAAGTCCGGTGTCAATAAGACAGCTAAGACTGTTAAAAAGGGTGCTAAGGACGTTCAAAAGTCAGCCAAAGACATCTTCAAGTTCAAAACATCAAAGTCACCATTTAACAAGCTGAATTCACAAGCTAAATCAGGCATGAACAAAGTGACTAAGACAATTAAGTCTGGGTCAAAAAAGGTGCAACAATCAGGTAAAAACATCTTTAAGTTCAAGTCATCAAAGGCTGGATTTAATCAATTAAATTCAACAGCTAAGAGTGGCATGAATAAGGTTACTCGAACTGTTAAATCAGGATCTAAGAAGGTGCAAAACTCTGGCAAGGATATCTTCAAGTTTAAGAGTTCTAAATCAGGGTTCAATCAACTGAATAGCACTGCTAAAAGCGGTATGAACCGTGTTAATAGCACAGTGAAGTCTGGTGCTAAGAAAGTTCAAAACACTGTTAAAACAAGCATGCAATTCAAGACTGCTGCATCAGGATTTAATCAGTTGAACTCAAAAGCTCGTTCAGGCATGAATAAGGTTGATAGCACAATCAAATCTGCATCCAACAAGTGGACGGCAACGATTAAGTCAGGATTGTCAAAAGCGGCGACAACCATGACAAGCCTATTCAACAAGATGGCTTCTACTGCTTCATCAGCATCTTCTAAGATTTCAACATCATTAGGTAAAGTTGGAACGGCTGCATCTAATGCAGCATCAAAGGTTAGCTCATTGCAAACAGCGATTGCTGGCTTGAAGTCAAAGACGATTACATTGACGGTTAATGTAGCTGGTAAGGGTGCTAAGAAAGCAGGGTTCGCAACAGGTACGCCAGGCGCAAAGGCTGTATTCGCATCATTGCCACGATACGCCAAGGGAACGACTAACGGTGGTCACACTGGTGGTATGGCACTGGTGAACGATGCCAAGGGTTCAAACTGGCGTGAAGCATTTATGTTGCCGAATGGTCTAACAGGTATTTTCCCAAACAAGCGCAATATTGTAATGCCATTGCCAGCAGGTACGCAAGTCTTGAACGGTGATGACACCAAGAAGATGTTCCCTCATTATGCTAAAGGAACTGACGGTTCTAAGAAGGCATTTAGTGGCGGTAAGACTGACCGAGCAATCAACATCACGGTGAACATTAATGGTAGTGCCAGTGCTTCTGATGCTAATACAATTGCAAACACGATTGGCGAAAAGCTAATGACAATCATGCGACCACAAGTAATCTAAAAAGGAGTTAGCAGCATGGCAAAATTGAGCGATGGTAAGAAATCAATTGATATTTTCGTGAAGAATGAAAATGAGCAAATTGATAGCAATGTATCAACGCACCCAATCGAAACAGGCTCGCCAATTACTGACCATTCACAACGGGAAAGTAAGACTTTTGAGCTTGACGGTTTAATCATGGGCAAGAATCAAGCTGACGTGGACGCTTTGTACATGCAGCTATTATCATGGCAAGATGCATCAACATTGCTACAATTCCGTGGCGCTATTCGGCATAATGACATGTTGATCACTCACCTAGAAAAAACCTATGAAGAAGGTGGCTTCCAAAATGCTGTTAGTTTCAATTTGACGCTGACGGCTGTGTACATGGTTAAGCTTGACTGGGTTCAGGCTACCAACAGCGGTAAGAAGCAAGCGGAGCCCACCGGTGCAGTTTATGTAACAGTTAAACCTGGTAATACTTATTGGGGGTGGTGGATGCAATATGGTACGTCAATCGACCAATTACGAGCATGGAACGGTTGGCCCGATCGGGTGATTCCGATTGGTGCAAGGGCACGGGTGAAGTAATGGAACAGCGAGCATATATTGATGTTGATACATCTAAATTACCAGAAGAATTTGAGATAGAATTGGCAGGTGAAAACGTCTTTTTGCGGTTTGATTACAACGAACAAGGCGAATTTTTCACGGTTGATTTACTAGATAATGCGCAAAACCCAATCATTTTGGGCGAAAAGTTAGCATATGGACGCCGATTGTGGAGCGACTTCACTAAGCCAGGTATTCCGCAGATTGATATTGTGCCATTTGATATTTCAGGACAAGAAAACACCGTTACACTCGATAATTTCGGGCAGACGGTGTTTTTGTATTTAATGACATTTGAGAATGACGGGGTATAGCCATGTCAAATTTTCAATTCAAGTTTGAAGTGTATGTTGATATTTACACAGATAGTGGCACATTGAAGTACGTTCATAACGGCTTAGTTGGGCAATCGTTGGATATTGAGTTCACGTTGCCGTTCGATAATACCAGTGACCGAAGTATAGGTGAAATTACTATCTGGAATATGTCACAAATTAGTTTCAATCGTATTAAAGAAGGCAATCGAGTGGTTGTTAAAGCTGGCTATCACGGTGACGTTGGGGTTATTTTTGATGGCGAAATTTACCGAACAACCGTTCCAACCCGTGAAGAAGGCGATTTCAATTACACGTTACGAGTAGTTGAAGGCACTGACTACCGCAAGTTAAAGCACGTATCACTAACGTTCGGTGAGGGAACTGATGCTAAAACAATCATTAACAAGATTGTTCAGACTGCTGGCATCAAGTTGAACTTCGTGTCATTGGGTCGAAACTATGTATTCAAAGAAGGCTACACCGTTGATGGTTCGCCATTCGATGCATTGGCTGACGTTGCAGAACAGGCGCAAGCTGCTTTGTTTTATCGACGTGGCCAATTAACATTGCGGTGGTTATATGATGCTGCAGTGACTGGTAATTTCATGTTGAACAATCAATCGGGGCTTATCTCGTCACCAACCATGGAACGGCGTGATGATGATTGGGTTGAAACCGATGATAATGACGGGCAGGGTCGGTATGAGTATTCAGCCGACTCTATTTTGAATTATCGGTTAACCACTGGTGAGCACGTCCATTTGAAAAGTGAATTTGTGGACGTTTGGGCTGCTGTCTTGAGTGGCGAGCATTCATTTGATGGCACGAATCCAGTTACAAGTTTGGAATTGGGGGTTAAGTGATGGCAACAACAGGACAAATGACCAAGACACGTAATAATGACACCGCCTTTTTCTTGGGTGTGTTACCAGACACAATCAAGGCAACGATTAACGTGGCGCAGTTAGGACGTGTCACTCGGCTATATGCTGACAATTCCAAAGCGGAAGTTCAACCATTGGCCAAGAAGTCGGATGGTACTTCCCGGGCTTTGTTAATCGGGGTGCATGTTGGTAAGACGAAGCGTTCAATGATTGAAGTTGGCGATACCGTCGTGGTGTTATTCATGGATCGTTCAATTGCTAATTTTGATGGTTCGTCTAACGAGTTTGAGCTGTCAGCTAATCGCATGCACGACTTGAACGATAGCTTCATCGTGGAGGTGTATTGATGCGAGATATTCAATTAGACGATAATGGCGGGCTGGATTTTAAGTCGGTGGTAACTGACCAAGCAGAAGTCATGCAGTCGGCCCGCATTATCTTAGAAACAAAATTAGGCGAGTTCTTAGAAGCGCCTGAATTGGGACTAGACCGAACTGACTTAATGGAAAAAGGATTTAATCAGCGATACGCCTCACAGGCAATCAGTGAAGCGCTGGGACAAGATGATCGTATTACAGTTCAATCTGTTAGTGTGACGGCAGACTTCAACACACGGCAAGCACACGCTGAATTAGCGCTATTGATTAATGGGGAAACGAAAACAACGGAGGTGAGTGTAGATGTTGGATGATAATGGTTTTTCACGACCAAGCCAAGCTGAACTAGTTAGTAACTTAACTGCTAAGTGGCTGGAATTGTTCGGTAGTGATGCTGACACTAGTTCACATTCAGTGGCTGGTATCTTCATTCGCCTGTTGGCGTATTTCTTGAACATGCTGTATCAATTGGCGGAGTTGGTTTATAACTCGCAGTTTTTGAGTACAGCCACTGGTGTTTCATTGGAACGCTTAGCAGCTAATTATGGGTTATATCGTAATCCGGCAGCACGGGCTATTACTGACTTATCTTTCACTGGAACGCCTGGTTATGTGATTCCGGCAAATACGCTGTTTAAAACGGCTGATGGTTTTCAGTTTCAGACATCATCACAAGTTATTTTGAGTAGTGCTGGCGTTGGTAAAGTCATTGCTTACGCTGTTGAAACTGGTGAGGAGTACAATGTGCCAGCCGGTGCCATAAAGTACCAAGTAGAACCAACATCAGATATTACGACGATCACAAATATTGACCCAGTAGAAAATGGTGCTGATCCAGAAACTGATTTGCAGTTGGCCAATCGCATTCGAGCAGCTAATGATACACGGCCATCAAGTCCAGAGAATGGGGTTATCTCTGCTGTACTGGCAGTTCCAGCAGTTAAGACAGTTCAAGTTGTGCAAAACAATACCATGGATGTTGATTCATTTGGCAACCCTCCAAAAACTATTCATATCTATGTTAATGGTGGGGATGAAAACCGTATTGCTGATGCTATTTTCAACTCGGTGGCAGCGGGGGTTCAAACAGTCGGAAGTATCA